GATTAGACGAGGAGGATAGGAATTTGTTTCCGCTTATTCCCCCAGCGATGGAAGATGCGAGCGTGTTCTTTGCGTTTTTTGTGGTCGTCTAACATCGCTTTNTGNNCGGCGTAGAGATCGACTTTTTCGACTTTCAGTGTTTGTGTATTTTGCATAGAATTATTTGTCAAGCGGTGACCAAGTGACGTTGACATACTCCGAGCTTCCGAGGAATGCCTCGCGCATGTCGGGTGGGAGTGTGCAGACTTCGTGATATGGACATTTGCCATATTTGCCGAAACACCATTTTGTGTATTTTGGGAAGAAGCCCTGACAGAGATGGTGGACGAACTGTTCGATGCTTGCGATCACGTCAGCTTGCCATTCGTCCTGCATCCACTTTGACTGGAAGTAAGTCTGCCGTTTGAACTCTAACGCTTTTCCAGTCTTAGTAGGTTTTCGTTGGAGGATGGCGTTAACAATGGTACCGACGATATTACTTTCGGGCATAAGTTTCCGAAGTGCCCACGCATATCCGAGCATTTGTTGAGAGAGTAAGAAGTCTGCGAAAAACTGATCTCCACCGATGGAAGAGGTCTTGTGATCCACGACGAACACATTTTCATCGCCTTGTGTTGCGGCAATGTCAAGTCGTCCGGACCAAAGGATGTGGAGGTTTTGAATGTACATCTGCTCGGTGTCGGGCGAGTCGGTGAGTTGTGCATAAGTGTAGGGGAGAGTTTTGTCAAGGTTGATCGAGCCGACGTGTAAGGAGAATGCTTTTTCCACGAAAGGTGCGCTGTTGTATATTACAGGGCGGATATCGTCACGCTGGTAGTGTTGGACGTAATCGAGAAGAGTTTCGCATGCGCGTTGCGGCGTACGCCACTCGTCAGCTTCGGGTGCGTATGTTAGTTGCAGGTGTTTCAGACATGCGTCGACCGCCGGTGTTATCGCACCGAAACCATCTCGATACAGCACTGCGAGTCCTTCATGGATCGCACCACCAAACGAAAGCGCAGACGACGCTCTCGCTTGCCGACGATCGACGCAATAGAATTGTGAACTACGAGGACAGGTTTGCTGACGTTCGAGCGTAGTGTTGTCGATACGCAGGACGTAGTCATGGTCGCGATCGTGTTCGAGCAACGCACGTTTTGGCTTGTCATCAAACCGCGAGGGGACGTTCGCTAGGAGATTGTCAAAAAGGTTCATTGTAGTTTATGGTTAGTTCAATCTGTGCACACATGCGCTCATTCTGTGAGATCTTCCGTGCTGCATCTTGTTTCGTCGCTGAGTATCTCAGCATGTCGGTGAAGTCCGAAGACGAGCAGGCGACAAGGAGAATAGCTTCACGCTGCGGAGGTTCGAGTGCAGAGAGGAGGATTGCAACTGTCATTGCGTCGTGACGATCGTTTCAGTCAACTTAAGCACTCGCACTTTTCGCCTTGGATACATCCGTTTGAAAAGTATAATCCCCTGCTTCACGAGTTTCCAACTTCCCACGCCATCGAAATCCTGCCACACAGGACGCTTAGTTCCGGGACGCCACTCACGCGATTGTAAGATGTACAAGTATTTCATAATGTCTCGTTAAGGCGCTTAATGAGTTAGCCACAGATATCGTCGATGGTTTTGTTGGAGGGGGCAGTGACGCGTTGTTTGCGTTCGGTTTTGGCGCGAGTGGTTTGAGGGGAGGCTCGGAGTGCTCGAATGTTGGTGAGGTATTGTTCGAGTTCAGGGAGAGACATTTTCATCGGGTCCGCATCGATTAGTTGGACTAGTGGTGCGGTCGTGAATGTTGGCGTTGGGTGCGCCGTTGGTGCGGTGTTTTGTGGGGTCGTGGTCATATGGAATGATTAGTCGAACTTGACTGTTACTGAGGTAGACGCGTCCGAGGGGTGTGTTATACCAGCCAGTGTCGGATTCTGAGCAAGGGAAGGTTGATCCGGCGGCGGAGATGATGGGCATACGAGGAGGGAGGTTGCTTCGATTGTGAGGAGGTGATCGATCAGCGCGTTGAGCATGTTATTGACGACGAGTTCGCGAAGTTCAGGTTCGAGTGCAGCTAGCTGCGGGTTGAGCTGGAAGAAGCCGTCGAACATGTAAAGGCAGCGAGTGAGGATTTTGTCACACGCACCGCGAAAGGGGAGTAGGTCGATGAAAAGACGGTTTTTAACGTCGAGTGGGACGAGCGCGGAAACACAGATTTTGTCCGCGGTTGTGAGATGATCGTAGGGACCGAGGAGGGAGGTTGAGTGGCGGAGTGTGTTCATTGTTTTTTGTTAAAAGTGGCTTTGTTAAAAGTGTCTCTAGTGATTCGGGCGTAACCTTCGATATCTATCCAGTGATCGTAGAAGGTGGGATCGCCTGAGACGATGCGTGCGATCTTGCCGAGGATCATGAGGATTCCGAATTGTGCAGCAGGTGGGAGGACGGTGAATTTGTCGCCAAGTGCACTGAGCATTCCCATTGTGCGTTCAGCGTTTTCGCTATATTTACCGTGGACCGTGCCACGCTGTTTGAGCGTTTCTTCTAGATTTTGCATAGATGTTAAAANAGTACGATTTTATCTCCGCGTATTCCGTAGGCTACGTTCAGTCTGCCCGTTGTGAGTTGAATGACTTCATCAAGTCGATCATAGTCGATGAGATGTTGGCCTGCGATCTTGCCTGAATCAAGCTGCTCGACAAGCGCACGCAGATCAACGGCTGGTTTCTCTGTCCGCGGTGTTGAAATATCCGCATTAGGTATGACAGAGACACTGGCAAGTACAGGTTCAGCACCGCTTGTCACAGGTGCCTCGGTCGGAAACGGCTTAGGCATGAGTAAAGGTCTGCTGGCGATACGAGGATCGAAAAGCAAGCGTTGGCCGACCATACTTTCAGGCGAAACTTTCATCGTGTTTTTGATCAGCTGGTGATCGAGATGATAATGCGTGATACTGCTAATGTCAAAAGCGCGGTTATGGCTCTCGGCAAATTGCTGTGCCGTTACGAAAGTCATAAACGCGTGCTTCTGTCCTATAAACACTCTTTCTTTGTACGTCCACGTACGTAGTGTCGCGACAATAGCGGCATGTGATGCAATAGCAGACGACCACCGCCTGACGCGCCATGAACTAAGAGCGTCGCGACATCTCGCCGCGTCGGTTGTCGCACGTCGCGCTCCAGCCGCAGACGTAAAGGAAATCGCATTAGGTACGCTTGCGATTGCTTGGATAATGATAGGTTCATATAGGCGGAACGCGTTTTCTGTCGCGTAGTAAGGTTTCTTAGACATGTGGGTGTCGGAGATAATATTTTAGGAAAGAAATGTCTCGTTAAGGCGCTTAACAGCACAAGGCCCACACCGAGAGTGTAAGCTCACTTAACGAGACGAAAGGGGGGAGGGGTGGTTGGGCTGGGAGCGAGCGTACTATTGCTATTTTGTGGGTTTTCGAGGTGTAAATATGTCTACTTTGCACTAATCACCAGCAAAGAATGCCACGTGTTTGACTACCCGCACGTGGCAACGGGTGGAGAGGCAGATGATCCTCTCCGAGCATGACAAGCAAGACACCGTGGACGTGCTACGCAATATGCAAGATGCATAGTAGGCTGTCGTTGGTACTGAGAATGCCCCACCCCGTTTCCGAGGTGAGGCTGGGACTGCGAGTGGCTGCTCGCGTTTCGCTGGCTGGGCGAAGATTAGATAACCGAGTCTTGTTCGCGACGGATGCGGTCGACGCGACAGGCTTCGGCGAGGTTATCTTCGGTGATCGTGTTGTCTTCTTCGAGTTCGATGGTCAAGCCCGGATTGCGTTTTTCGANGTTGGTTTTGACGGTGGTATAGTTGGTGCTGCCGTCTTCGATCTTGGCGATGATCGCTTCGACCATGTCGCGGTCCTTCTTGGTCGGGCCAGACTGGCGGGTCGTGGTGAGATCCCAGCCGACTTCATCAAACGCCTTTTGGAGGAGCGGTTGAAGGATCTCTTTTGTCACCGGAGAATCATCGGGCATCTTGCTGGCGAGGACGTTCTTGATGTAGACGGTGTCCTTTTCGTAGATGTTGGTCGGTTCGCCGCCTTCTTTGGTGTTCGGGCGGGTGGAGATCACGCGGGGTTTGACGCCCGTTTCGGTTTCGACAGCGTCGAGATACTTCGCCCGGATCTTCGGCGCGATGCAGCGATAGTAGGCTTCGTCGCATGCGTAGGAGAGAATGCTTTCACCCGCGGGGCAATTCGCATTAAATTCTTCGACAGTTGACGGGCGGGATTGGTTGGCATTGACGCCGAGCATGCTTTGGACTACAATTTTCATATGTGTGTGTGTAATTTCAGTTTCAAACATTGTGGGGAGGATGCCGTCCGCCCCTGCGGGGTCCGCGTCTAGGGCGTATGCCCCTTTGCGTGAGAAGAATATACCACTGTTTTCTTAAAAGTCAAATTATTTTCTTGAAAAAAGTGGCAAACTTTAATGAAGGGCTAAGAGTTTCTTGCGCAGGGTAGGTTTTTTTTTT